AGAGGTTTATTTTCTTATTTAACAGAATCTGTTTTAAACATGGTAAACTTCATAAAATTAAATGGGGATGATGATATAAAATATTATCATGATTTATTTAACATACCGGGATATGGTAATCAAAATTTATATGATATCTATTTAACACAAGATGAAAATGATTATAAAATAAATAACCATCTTTATAAAAATATAGAATCATTTGAAAATATTTTAAATATTGATTGTTATGGTTTTGAAAAATATAATCAGGATCTTAGGTTAATTAGTGAAAAAGTTATTAATAAGTTTTTTATACCTAATAAAACTTTAAATGAATTAATTAGTAAAAGACACCATGAAATTAATTTTAATACAACAATTGGGGTTCATAGAAGATCAACCGATATAGGTACCCACCATAATATTATAAAAATGCATGATATTTTTAATGAAATTGAATTTAATGATTTTGATAATATTTTTTTAATGTGCGATAACATATATGATACAAATAAATTTAAACAAAGATATGGAAACAAACTTATAACATATGATGAGTTTACTTCCAAAGATATGAATTTACCTTTTTTTAAAATTAATAATTCAGTTGAAGATATAGATAACCATATTAAAGAATTACTATTCGGTGTTTTTACATTATCAAAAACAAAAAATTTTATATGTACAAAATCTAATATATCTTCTTTCTGTGTTTTGTCCAATTCTAAATTAAACTATAAATTACTTAACAAATAAAATGAAAAAAGCATTAATTACCGGCATAAATGGTCAAGATGGTTCATATTTAGCCGAATTTCTTTTAGATAAAGGTTATGAGGTTCACGGAACTTTAAAAAGAAATTCAGTGTCTGAAAATCAAACATCTAGATTAGATAATGTATTTGAAAAAATAAAATTTCACTATGCCGACCTAACCGATCTTTCATCGTTAATTAGGATTATAAGTGAAATAAACCCAGACGAAATATATAATTTAGCGGCACAATCTCACGTTAGAATATCTTTTGATCAACCAATATATACCGCAAACGTAACTGGCTTAGGAACATTAAATGTTTTAGAGGCGGTTAAATTAATTAACCCAAAAATAAAAATTTATCAGGCATCATCTTCAGAAATGTTTGGTAATAATATTGATGAAGACGGTTACCAAAGAGAGTCAACACCAATGAGCCCTGTTTCACCTTACGGATGTGCTAAAGTTTTTAGTTATAATATATCCCGTAATTATAGAAATTCATATGGGATGTTTATCTCTAACGGAATATTATTCAACCATGAATCACCAAGACGAGGTACAAATTTTGTTACTAACAAAGTTTGCAAAGAAGCCGTTAAAATTAAATTAGGGTTAAGTAACGAACTTAAGTTGGGTAATTTAGACGCAACAAGAGATTGGGGTCATGCTAAGGATTATGTTGAAGCAATGTGGATGATTTTACAATTAGATAAGTCGGATGATTTTGTGTGTTCTACAGGTATATCCCACTCGGTTAAAGATCTAGTTGAATACGTTTTTAATAAATTAGAATTGGATTGGACAAAATATATTAAACAAGATGAGAAATTTTATAGACCTGAAGAACTTAACGATCTTAAAGGCGACTCAAAAAAATTAAGAGAATTCACTAATTGGTCACCAAGATATACATTTGAAACTATGTTGGACGAAATGATAGAATATTGGTTAAATATCTTAAATAAATAATAAATAAAAATTAATGGCAACAAGAAGAAAAACACCTCAGACAACTGAAGAAACAACAAATCCTTTGATATCAAGAAAGGACTTTATTAATTCAGTTATTAAGAAAAAACAAAAAAACAAATTTTTATCTGATCATCAAGAAGAGTATTATAACATATTAAAAAATAATCAGATAACTGTTGCGTCAGGACCTGCGGGTGTTGGAAAAAGTTACATTGCAATGAAAGCTGCGGTTGATTTACTTATGGACCCAAATAACTCATATGAGAAGATTATCATTGTAAGACCTGCGGTTGAGGCCGAAGAAAAGTTAGGTTCTTTACCGGGTAACCTTGAGGAAAAATTAGACCCATACATTTTTCCATCATACTATCTATTAAATAAAATTATTGGTAAAGATGCTAGAGAAAAATTAAAAGAGGCTGAGGTTATTGAGGTATTTGCGTTAGCATTTATGAGAGGGATGAATATTGATAATTCAATACTAGTATTTGAAGAAGCTCAGAATTCAACACCAAATCAAATGAAACTTTTGTTAACAAGAATTGGTTTCAACAGTAAATTCTTTATCTCAGGTGACCTTGAACAAACTGATAGATATAAAGACAAAAAACAATCAGGTCTTTACGATGCAATCCAAAGATTTAAAGATGTTAGAGATATTGGAGTATATGATTTTAGAGACGCTAAAAACGTAAGAAATCCATTAATTAGTAAAATCCTTAGTAAGTATGATGAGAATAGGGATTGAGATTAATGGGGTGTTAAGAGACACCATTGGTAAGTTCACGCAACTTTACGAAAAACATTTAATTGATGAAATTGAATCTAATAACCCAACGTATTTAATGGATCTTTCAGGTAATACTGAGGTTACACTATTAGACGATCCATTTAAATATGAAAAATTAAGTGATGTTACATCGTTAAATTTGTTAGATCATTTTTCCTTCCCATCTAAAGATGAATTATATAGTTTTATGTATGAAGAATATACAATGGAACTTTTTGGCCACGCACCATCTACAGAAATGATGACTTTTAATATTTTAAATGATATTTATCACAACCTAAGAGATAAATACGATTTAATGATTGTGTCGGACGAAATAGGTAGATCAAAACCATCTTCATTATTTTTCTTATCTAAATTTGGTTGTTTACTTGAAAAAGTATTTTTTTATAGTGAAGTAACAAAAAATGATATGTGGAATGGTGTAGACATTTTACTTACCGCTAATCCTGACCTATTATTAAATAAACCTTCTAATAAGATAGTGATAAAATACGAAACAGAATTTAATAAAAATGTTGAATCCGAACACACAATTAAATCATTATCAGAATTTGAAGATAAATTAACAAAAATTATTGAAAATGTTTAAAGTATTTGGAGATCACTATTACCTTGATTTAGATGTAATAGAAGAGTATACTAAAATTGTCCCTGATATGACGACAACGGGAGAAACCGAAAATCATATCCATATTGTTAAGTATGAAACAATTAAATATTTAATTGAAACCATAATGACAGAAAATGAAACGATAGACGAAAAATTAGGGATGAATTCATCAGAAGCATCTCTACCATTTAAAATTGCGTTTAATACACTATTATTCAAAAAAATAATAAATAAATTATAAATATATGAATCAAGAACAAATATCAAAGTTAGAGAGGTCAATCCAAAATATGAAGGATAAAACCTCAAGAATTTATTTTGTGGTACAAGATACCAAAGGTAATGCAAGAGCATCCATTAGATACATTTATCAAATGGCAATGGCTCTTAAAACAGACGGATACAACCCGATCATCTTACATGAAAAACCTGAATACTTTGGTGTGTCAGATTGGTTAGGAGATACCTATATGACAGAATTACCACATAAAGCAATTGAGGGAAGTAACTTAGAAATTTCACCTGACGATCTAATTGTCATTCCTGAAATTTTTGGTTTTGTTATGGACCAAATTACTAAATTACCTTGTGGTAAAGTTGTGTTGTGTCAAGCTTATGATCACATATTTGAAACATTACAACCTGGTCAAACATGGTCTCAATTAGGTTTCTTTAAATGTATTACAACTTCTGAAAAACAAAAAGAATATGTTGGGTCAGTTATGAGAAACATCTCATCTAGTGTAATTACACCTGTTATTTCAGATGTGTTTAAAAAACAAGAATTCCCACCAAAAACAATTATTTCAATTCACACTAGAGAACATAGAGATACTGTTAATTTAATTAAAACATTTTATTCAAAATTCCCACAATATAGATGGATTACATTCCGTGATATGAGAGGTTTATCTGAAAGTGAATTTGCAAACGCAATGAATGAAAGTTTTGTATCAGTTTGGGTAGATCAAACAAGTGGATTTGGAACATATCCATTGGAATCAATGAAAATGGGAATTCCTGTAATTGGTTTGGTCCCTAATTTAGTACCAGAATGGATGAACGAAGATAATGGTATTTGGATTAATAACCCTAATATGTTGACTGATGTTATTGCGGACGTTGTTCAAAATTGGTTAGAGGATAATTTAAATCCAGCATTATATACCGAAATGGAAAAAACAATTTCTAATTACACTGATTTAACAAAATTCAATGAAGAAGTTATTAAAACATTTAGTGACATGATAAACACTCGTCTTGAAAATTTTGAAGACCAATTATCTAAATTTATAACAATAGAATAATATGAAAAATAAAAACACAATCTCAGTAATTTTACCAATTAAATCAGCGGTGTCTGGTTTCTTTGAGGAATATTTAAATAAAGCAATTGAATCTATTAAAGTACAAAAAGAACAATTTGATGAATTAATTATCGTACACACAGATGAAAATTTATTAACTAAAGTTTTAAAAGATTTTGACTTTGGTGACTTAAATGTTAAATTAGAATCTTGGACAAAAGAAGCAAATTTTGCAGATCAGATTAATCATGGTGTTAGTTTGGCAACATCTAATTGGATTACTATTTTTGAATTTGATGATGAATATGCAAACATTTGGGTTAAAAATGTTAAAAACTATATGGACATCTATCCAAATGTTGGGGCATTTTTACCTATTGTTGTTGATGTTGACGACAAAGGTGTATTTGTTGGATTCACAAATGAAGCCACTTTTGCGGCTAATATTTCTGAAGAAATGGGGGTATTAACAAACGAAACATTACACACATATCAAAATTTCCAAATTGCGGGAATGGTAATTAGAAAAGATCTTTTTGTGGAATATGGAATGATTAAAAGTAATTTTAAATTAACATTTGGTTATGAATTTTTATTAAGAATGACTCAAAATTCAGTTAAATTTATGACAGTACCAAAAATTGGTTATAAACACAGTAACTTACGTGAAGGATCTATTTTTTGGAATTATAAAAATGGGGAAGATCGTCTTTCCGAAGATGAAGTTAAGTTTTGGATAGATTCGGCCAAAAAGGAGTATTTCTTTAATACTCAAAGAGAAATAAATTACGAACCCCAAGAAATTTAATGTCTGAAAATGAAAATGTATTAGATAATATTGATGGATCGAAAAAGAAGGGTAGAAAACCAAAATCAAATAATTATTTTGATGAAGTTGAGGAAAATGCGGTTAGAGAATATCTAACCGCAACCACAATGGATGAGAAAAATAGAATATATAACAATTATTTAAGAATACCCTTAGACAAAATGATATCGTCAATTATAAGACGATATAAGTTATATAGGAAAGATATGAATTTTGAGGAAATTCATATAGACACACATTCATTTTTAATGACAAAAATCGATAAGTTTAAACCGGCAAAAGAAAAAAAGGCCTATTCTTATTTTGGTACTATTTGTAAAAATTATTTGATGGGTCAAATAATGAAAGATCAAAAAGAAACCAATAGAAAAATATCCTATGAAGATATATCTGCCGATTTACAACATAGTCCTGATATGATATATCATATTGATGACGACACTCTTACAACAGAAGAAATAATTAAAAAGTTTTTAATAAAACTAAAAGATTCAATGGGCGAGAAAGCAATCACAGAACAGGAAGTTAAATTAGGACAAGCGTTATATGATATATTTGAAAATTATAATGATATATTTTTAGATACAAGTAATAATAAATTTAACAAAAATGTCATCTTGTTTGAATTAAGGGAAATGACAAATTTAAGTACGAAAGAAATAAGAACTTCGATTAAAAGATATAAGAAAGTTTACTTTCAAATGGTTCAGGAATTGTTAAAATAAAAAAACAAATATTTATAAGTATGCCAAGACCAAGTAAAAAAACAATTAATTTAACTAAGGACTCAATGTTATCCTTAATGCAGGAAATCTACAATGAATTAGTAGAACAAAGAAATACTGCAATTAGAATACAAAACAAGATGTTGACAATGATGAAAGAACCGGAAGACATGACTCTTATTGGACCTGTTATTGAAAAACAACAAAAAATTATTAATGATTGTGTTGAGAAAAAATTATCACTATCAAAATTACAGGCTCAAATTTGGCAAAAATCAACGGAAAAAGAAGATGATTTTACTTTATCCGATATGGATCTTGATGACGAAACAATCCAAAATTTAATACATAAAGATATTTCTGATGATAAAAATTATAAAATGAAATAATTATGCCATTAGATATAGATGACGGATATAAAAAAATTAAGAAAGAAGTAACCACAAAACAAAAGTATAATCAAGTAAAAAAAGATATTAAAAAACTTGAAAAGAAAGCTGGTGATTCATTTGAAGATTGGGGTGGTGGTTTAGAAAGTAAATTTGGTAAATTCGCCAATAAACAATTATCATCCGCAGAAAAGGCAAAACAAAAATTCCAAAAAGATTTTAAAACTCAATTTGATCAAATGTTAGAAATTAAATTTCTAACTCAAAAAAGTGGAGACACAAAAACAACAAAATATTTAAAAAAAACATTTGTTACCGCAATTGAACAAATAAAACCTCAAATATTTGATATTGTTTCAGAATTAGGTGTAAAGGCGGTTGGGTGTGAATCAGAACAAGAGTTTCCCGCAAATAGCACATTTTATATAAAAGTGGGAGCCGTTGATTTTGTTGGTCTTTTAAAAGAAGATCCATCTAATATGGTTGGTAAAGTATCTTATGAAAAAGATCCAATAACATATAATACAACTCCATTTTCAATGAACAAAGAGTTGTATAATAGAATACAAAATATTAACGTACCGTATTCTTCACCGTCATTTGCCGGAGTTGATTATAAAGGCCCATCTACTCAGGACTTATTTGATATAACTTATGTGGAAAATTATAATGATATTAATGGTAACTTGGTTGTGGGTAACTTTTTTAAAATAGATTTAAAACCAAGATCAAATAATACTAATAAAGTATCGGAGTTCTTCAAAGATTATTATTCCTCAATAGATATAATTGATTATAAGTATTTATTCACAAATTTAATAAATCAATTAACAGGTGCGATCTCAATAGAGAAAAAAGATGGTGATAAAAAACTGATTGACTTTACGAAATTTTTAATGGTTATGAAACGTATATTTGGGATGTGTTTTGATGAAACCAAAGAAATTGATGTCTCCGGTGTTGCAAAAATATCTCAAACAGATGTGGTTGACGATGCATTTTTTGAATTTACTGAAGTTGATTTAAGATATATTGATTCTGTAGTTTCTGACATTAAATTAGGTGTTGTTGAATTTGAGGAATGTGGGTCTGTTAAATTACCTGTTGAGGTGAATTCGGTGTTAGACACATTGGATAGTTTAATATTTAACCCTGGTACAAATAATAATAATGAAATTAATAATGCGGCAGAAAATATTACAAAAACATTTGAAAGGAAGGGTCTTAATTTAGATCTTAGTTTCCTAAAAGAATACCCAAGAGCTTTATTAATGACAATATTATCCCCAAAAACAATTCTACCAATAATGATTATGGCTAAATCATTAGGTCAGGACACTGTAGATTCGGTTAATTCTTTAATGGAATTTGCGAAAAAATTTAAAACATACATAGTCCAATTAGCATCTAAAGTAATGGCACTTTTTGTAAAGATACTTTTTGACATAATAAAGGCCGATATTATTGCTTTAACTCAATCAATATTGGCGGATATAAAAGATGAATCGATTGTAAAAAAATCATTGTTGGTTTTATCTTTAGTTGCATTAATAACAAAAATGGTAACAGATTTTAGACAATGTAAAAGTGTAATAGATGATTTACTATCTGTTTTAAGTTTAGTTGAAAAGTCACTAAAATCACAAAAAAAACCTTTACCATATGCTTTGTTGGTTGCAAGTAGGGTTTTAACGGGGTTTTCAAAAACAAGAGCAATGTTAAAAGTTATAGAGAAATTTGATGAGTTAGGATTACCCACAGGACCTATGCCAGATGGAAGTCCAAATTTATTTTTAGCTGCGGCAGATGCAATAATTGGGGCAATTGATGAAGAAGAAACAAAAAATGGTCAGGTACAAATTGCGGTGGATCCATTAAGTGTTTTACCTATTGGTATAACAATACCCCAAGTAGTTTACGGAAAAAAATTATAAATTATGGAATACAATAGTGAAAATATTAAAGTTACCGCTAGTGAGATTGCGGAAATAATTAAAGAACATAAAACAAGATCTAATAAAGATTTGGTGGTTGCCTTGGAATTTGTTAAAAAAGATTTTGAATTAACTAAAGAAAGTTTAATAAAAATGACCGAACATTTAGATAAATTAGAATTTGCGTATAATAAAATATTAAAAGAGTATAAATCAAGAAATGGAAAATAATAAAATGATATTTTTTGGTAGGGTCAAAGATATTGATGACCCATTATTAATTGGTCGTATTAGGGTTGAACCTAAAGATGAGGTAGAGGCATTTATATATCCTGAAAACTTTAACCCAAAAACCGATAAGTGGAAACAAAACGACCCGTTAATTTTTACCCCATTAATACCTTATTATTTTAATCAAATTCCCCAAGTTGGAGAATATGTTCATATATTCTATTCCAATAAGGCAGAACCTATTGATGCAAACAAATTTTATATTCAAGGACCAATAAGTCGTCCATGGAATAATAAAAAAGAAGATTATAATAACGCCCAATCAGTATTAGCGAGTGGTGAAAAATTACAACAAGCATTTTCACCAATAGATCCAACAACAGGTAAAGTTAATGTTTCATTAACTGGTGTTTATCCATTACCGGGAGATAATGCTGTTTTAGGTAGGGGAACTGCTGATATTGTTGTAAAAGAAAATGAAGTTTTAATAAGAGCGGGTAAAACATTATCATCAGGTAATAATAATATACCTGTAGTTAGAAACGATTTAAGAAGTTTCTTACAGATATCAAGTTTTGAATTAGAGAATGTTAATAATGGAACTGAAACGGTTACCTCAGAAACGTTTGAAGACATCTCAACAAAAACATATGTACAATGGTCGGTAACTAATTTAAATTCGGTATCCACAACATATGATGGTAAAGTAAGTGTGTATTCATTACCCGGTAATAATGATAATTACAAAGTATCTGTTATTAATCAAAGTATTGATTTACTTGCCGGTCAAACAATAAGTCCCATTTACGAAATTACATTTATAGGTAAATCGTTAAGTGAGGCCTCCACTATTATTAATGAATTAATAAGAGGAGTGAATGAAGGTGAGATTTCTTGGGATCCATCTTTAGGGTATCCAAATCAAACGATTAGTAATCAGTTTCCGTTTTTTTATGGTCCTGATCAAACAACTTATGAATACATTGTCACAGGATTTGCGTCATTAGCAAACGCATCATCCAATATATTACAATCAAGTAAAGTAATGTTACTAAACAACAAAGTATCTTTAAGTTACGCATATGATGAAAGAGGTTTTGGATTAGTGTGGAAAAGATCTCCCGAAAAATTAGGAATATTACCTGAACTTAAAAGTATTGATATTGAAAAACGTGACTATTTAGTACAACCCGTCACTTACTCAGTATTAGGTGGTGACAAATTATATTTATTAACAAATAAATCCAAAGGTAAATTTGAGATAGATTTAAAAGACACTCTTTATGGCATCCCCCAACCTAAATTAGCAATAGAAATATATAAGAAAACAAACTCAATGGTAAGGGGGGAAGAACTTATGGATCTATTAAATCAGATAGTTGACTTCATGTTAACACACGTACATCCATTCCCTGGCTTACCACCAATTAAAGAATACCCAAATGCGGGAGTTTCGGGTAGAAAAATTCAAGAAACAATTAATAACGCTGAAAATAACATTCTAAATCAAAATATCCGAATTAATTGATATTTATATAAAAAAGTATAATGTCAATTAATAATTCATATTTTAGTAGGAATAACACTATAATATATAATAATCTAACAAATACAGGTAGAAACCCTGTAATGGAATTATATTATGGTGAGGATGGTATTGTTAACCCAAGAGGGTTTAGCAGATTTATTTTTGATATTGATCTAAGTTTACTAACTCAAAAAATTAATGATGGTACAGTATCAACAGGATGTACGTCAGCAATGACACATACCTTAAATATGACTAACACATCATATTTTGATAAGGACTTCTTAAATACGTCAACATCTCAAGGAAGATATAGGGCAACATCATTTGATTTATTCTTATTTAGAATACCACTTAATAATAGTACAATACCTGGTACCCCACAAAATTGGGATGAGGGAGTTGGGTATGATTATATCCCAACAACAACTGTGGTATTTGAAGATAAAAATTATTCAGATAGACCATCAAATTGGTCAGCAACCACAACAATAGATAGTTGGCAAGAACCTGGAATATATAGTAATACTAATACGGGATTATTTAATTATAATCAATTACAAATTATAGATACCCAACACTTTGAGTTTGGGGATGAAAATATTGAGTTTGATATGACAAATGAAATCAACTCAATATTAAACGGTTCTATTAGTGATCCGGTTGGTTGGGGTATTGCTTATCTACCACAAGTAGAAAACATCTCAGGGACCACCGGAACGTATTCTGTGGGGTTCTTTACAAGACATACTCAAACATTCTACGAACCTTTCTTACAAACAAACTATGATGACCTAATTGAGGATGATAGAAATTTATTTGTATTAGGTAAAGTTAACAAATTATATCTTTATGTTTATGAAGATGGTGACTTCCAAAATTTGGATTTTGATCCTGTTGTGGAAATTAGAGATACTTCTTGTACTGCTATACCAGGGTTAACAGGTTTAACAACTTGTCGTAGAGCAAAAGGTATATATGAAGTTGTTATTCCCCCACTGATTGGATATAAAACACCTTGTTTATTTAATGATGTTTGGAGTAACCTTTATTTGAATGGATTCCCGTTACCAAATGTTACCAATGAGTTTGCAATATACCCATTACAGAAATCTTTACAGATTGGTACATTGTCTCAGGAACCATCAATTTATGGTTTTGATTTTTATGGTATTAAACAAGATGAAAAAATATTAAATACCGATGTTCGTAAAGTAGGTGTGGTCATTAAAAAGGCATACACAACTAATCAACTTTTACTTAAAGTAGATGCTTCTTATAGAGTTTATGTGAAAGAAGGTTCTACTGAAGTACAAGTACAAGATTGGACCAAAATTAATAGAACCCCTAATGAATATTACTTTATATTTGATACAAGAGATAAAATACCTAACGAATATTTTATTGATATAAAAGTGTTAAGTAGTGGTGAGGTTAATACTTATAAGAAACAGATTAAGTTTCAAATCGTAAATAAAAAATAATAAAAAACAAAAGTCATGGGAGACGGAGAATTAACAACAATAAGCGCTGGAACACTATCAACGATTTGTGTTCAAATATGTACTACGGGAGCCACCGGTTCTACTGTAGTATCTGTAAACCCACCTCATCCAACTTGGAGTTCTCAAGATGGTGGTGATGTGGTACAATTAAACATGGTACTCCTTGGGGGTAACGGATTAAATGGATAAATTATGAAAAAAATAATTAAACTAAAAGAATCTGATCTTAGTATGATCATTAAAAAAATCCTTAGAGAAAATGAGGATAGAGGAAATAGATATATGTTTTTTTCTAATTTAGAGCAAATGAGAAGACAATGTGATTTATTATTAGATTTAGATCCTGAAATGGTTGAATCTATTTTAGAAAATGGTCACGATTGGGCTCAAGATCATATTGCAGAAGCAAAAAACAATATGGATCAAGTTTTTGATTTCATTATGAATGAATCAAAAAAAGATGGTATGGAATTGTCTATGAATATTGATGATAAAGATATGATAATGTCAGAAGAAGATGATATTATTGATGATTTGGCGATGACAGAAAAAGATCCTGATAAAGCATTGGCTTTATATCAGATGAATGAAGGAAGAAAAAAAACAGGAACACCACTTTGTGCTAGAGGTAAAGCATCGGCCAAAGCAAAATATGACGTATATCCAAGTGCTTATGCTAATGGACACGCAATACAAGTATGTAAAGGAGAAATTAAGGGTCTTGACGGTAAAAAACAATGTTCGGGGACTTATTGCTAATAATTTAATAAAAAATTTTTTTATTTAATTTTTATAAATATCTTTGTACCATAAATTAAAAAATATGTGGATAAAAAAATTAATAAAAAGAATAAAAGTTAGATGGATTCTTTGGACAAAAAGATCATCTATGATGAAAACATATCAAGAAGAGATAGTTTCTTATGAGAAAACTTGTTTTAAGATATGTCTAAAGTTAATTTCAAATCCTAATTCAGAATTTATGATTGCACCAATGTCTCAAAAAAGATACATTGTAAATAATATATTTGGGATTTTTATTGTAATGGATTATGGTAGAGTTGAAATAACTAACCATGTTTTTAATTATAATGTAAAATTATCTGAAAGAGATTGGCAAAGATTAATTTACATATTTGATATTGAAACAGAAAAAAGACGTACTCAAACAGAAAGTGATGTTAACTCAAGGATAACACATTCGTTAGATATGGTTTTAGAACGTATTTCTAATCTCAAATAAAATTTTATCAACTAAGGAATCTACGGATTCCTTTTTTGTTTTGTATGAAGTCATAACTGGTTTTTGACCCTTTCCTGTTTGTGTGTCATTTTTTTCAGCCTTTCTTTTTTGTTGACAAGCGGCCTTTTTTTGTGAATCACTCATTTTACCTGCAACACCTGCAGCTCTACATTTTGGGTACGAACCTTTAGATGTGTCTTGTCTTCCGCATGGTGGATGTTTACCATCAACTTTACGACAAATATCAACCCAAGGTCCTTTAGGTTGTTTAGATCCTTTTGGTTTCTTCTTTGTACCAAACCAAACAGCTAAATCTTCAGAAATAACATCATTGTTTAATTCATCCCATTCATCTAATTTAGTTACGGTTTTTTTTGTGTTAAAATTTTTAATTGGTTTTGCGTCAGTATTTTTTCCCGGTAATTCATTCATAACACCCGCATCGTCAGCCCACGCAAATGAATCGGGATTATTTTTCATATAAGCGGCAATTTTTTCCGCCATTTTTTCTTTCTTTTTAATTGTTTTTGGGTCTGTTGACATTTTACCATCTAAACTATCATGGTCTAAAGATGCGTCATCCCAATCAGTCACATATTCTGTAAATGGGGCCATTTGATTTTTATCAAATTGTCTATATCCAGGTAATAAAGGAGAAACATATGATCCTCTAGTTGACTTTTCCGAAGTCGCCTCTCTTAATATTTTCTTTATAAAATTATCGGTTATCATTACTATAATAAATATTAGGAATATGGAAAAAAATGAAGAAACTAATAAATTATTTGGAACATTATTTGGGTCAATAGATCTATTAAATGAAAGCCATTTAGATGCGATATTATTGACTATGGATAAAGACCATGCAATACACTATTTGGTTGAATCTGTTAAATCTGCACATCAAAGAGGTGCTTTCACCATAGGTGAATCCGAAGTTATTTCTAAAGCCATACGAACATTATCAAAAAATGAATAAATAAAAAAAGGTCAGATTTCTCTGACCTTTTTCGTATTCGGTTTTTAATTGATTATCTCAATTCTCTCAAGTCGAATGTTCTAACTCCATCAACTGTGATACGTCCGTAGAAACGGTTGTTAACCATTTTCTTAGCGTATCTTGTCATAATACCTTTGATAGGTGTGAAGTTGAATGGGTTGTACATTGTAGGTGTCAATTGTAGAGGTACATACGGTGCGTAGATGTAACCTGTGTCTAACAATGATGTTCCTTTGTGTCCAATCAAAACTTGGTTTGGTGGGAAGTAAGGATCACGGTACACTTGGTAACGTCCTGCTAAAGTACCAACTCTTTCGATACCCATGTTATACTGATCTTGCTCAGGAGATGCGTTAGATACGTGGAAGTATTCTAAATCATCAAAGATTGCTGAAACCTCAGAAGATACAACGATCCAGTTAGCTCCACCTCTCAATGTAGATTTGTGGATTTGTGCTGACAATTGGTTGATTGCTGTAATCAAAGTTTGGTTCCAATCTTTTTGAGTGTAAGATGTAGTTTGAGAAATTCTTCTCCATCCGTTGTAGTCCCAACGTAAGTTCCAAGCCGCTCCTTTTCTCAAGTCACGTAAGATCTCACGGTCAATCTCTGCTGCTACTTGCTCAGATAACAATGCTGTTAACTCAGCCTCAGCGTCGATGTTATGGAATGCTGCAACGTCTTGAGCTAACTCAGGAGACCATTGTGCTCTTAATTTTCTTTCGGTTACAGAAACAGTTACTGAATCTAAATCGAAAGAAACCTCTCCAATTTTATCTTCGAATTCCATTTCTTCATATCTTCTGAATACAGCTACGAAAGAAGTTGCAGAAGTCGCAGAGAAAATAGTAGTACCTGTGTAACCATCTAAAGATGTAGAATCACAATCAGCACATACTGGACAAGATAAATCAACTTCTAAGTAGATACATCCATCTGCAGAACAGATATTTTTGAATGAACCACCGTTACCATCAGTTGGCCAAGTTGTAGTCACAGTGTTACCGTATTGAACGATACCTTTACCGTATTGTTGAGTAACAACTCTAAATAATAGAGGAACTGCAACACCAGCACCTGCACCTACAACATCACAAGGAGTAGTTGAAGAAGAGAATGTACTTAAATTAGTAAAGATTTTAAGATCAGAAAGGAAAGATTCTGAATCCATTTCGTTTCCATCAGGTCCGATTAATTTACCCGCTCCTGTATCAGCAAAACCACACATTTTAATAATTAATTTTCTTTGGTTACCTGCCGCAATTTGAACTCCTCCTGCCGGTACACCACCAGCAACAGTTGCGTCAACTAATGATCCACTTGACCATGCTTGAAGAGTTGTAGTTGCAGTAACTGCCGACCAACGACCTTTAGAGTAGTCAAATAATCCTGGAGGATCTAAACCTGCCTCACCACCTTCGTAGAATAAATCGTAAAGATTTTTTCCGAATGCTCCTGCATTGTCAGGATATCCTGCTCCTGGTCCTGAGTTACCTGTACCACCTGCTGTAGGTCCGTTAGGTGCTCCGATTGGTGCGTAGTGGTCACCTGATGCGTTTGCAGTACCACCATTATATCCTTGGATACGAGGTACAAAGTAGAATAATTTACCGATCGGTAAGTTCATTGCTTGTACAGAAACGATATCGTTAGCCAACAATTTAGAGAAAACTCTTCTTACGATAGGGAAAACAACTGTTTCGAACGCTCCGTTAGAACCTTCAGATGTTGCTTCGTTAATCAAGAAAGAAGCTTGGTTTTCATACAACTGTGCTACGTTTTCTTTTAGGTGGCCTCTAAGACCTTCAAGGAATCCTAATTTATCCCATTTGTTAATAGTATCTTCTTTGATAACTTTAAGGTGTTTTAAACCGATGTTACCAACAAGACCTGATTCTAATAATGCTCCCATTTTTTTGGTTTTTATTTTATTTGTTTATTTTTTATTTTATTTTTGACATTAAATCTTTCATTCTTAAGAATTGAGGATTTTCATAAGTTTTAGATTCAATTAAATTAACTGCAGATCCAGATGATGGAGTTTTTTCAACAGTTCGTTCAAATGATTCACTAATTGTATTATTTTCCTTAGAACTTGAGTTTGAAAGTTCGTCTTTTACAATTCTATACAAATTTTTAGATTCTTTAAGAGTTTCAACGCTATCAAATCTTTTTAAGATGTTGATTTTTTCTTGTTTTGTAGTTGAGTGTTCTGTAAACAAACGTGTAGCGTAAGCCAAGTTTGAATTGAATACCGCAACCTCATTCAATTTGTCTCTAAATACATTTAATGCATTTCTATACTCTTCATTTTTTTCTCTAAGAACTTGTAATTCTCTATTGTCAACACTTTCTTTTTTAATTGCCGTGTTTGCTTTTGAATGTGCTCTTGGTTTAGGTAAACCACCTTTTCTAAAATTAGAACCATTACCTAACGTACGAGACGCTTCTTTGGTTTCCATTTTTTTAACGGTTGTGTTTTTACCTTTCTCCATGTTTTCACCTTCCTTATATTCAAATTTCGCTTTACCCATACCAACTCCTCTGGTTCCTTGTTTCATTTTTGTTTTGAAACCTTGTCCTTGATTTGGTTTTTTGTCGTATTTGAATTTTGATGCGTTACCCATACCAACTCCTTTTGCCTTGAAATTAGATTTTGATTCAATAACAAATTCCTCATCTAAATCTTCTTCTAATTGAGACCAATCTGTTTCAAAATCAAGATCCTCATCCTCATCTTCAGGGTCATTACGGTGTCTGCGACCCATATGATAACGCTCTTCCATTTCACCACCTAAGTGTTTAGAGTATTCTTCACCATCATCATCATCTTCTTCATCTAACATGATTTCATAGATTGTTTCGGTAGTACCATCCTCTTCTTCCATCCAAGATTCTCCAATCTCATCGTTTTTCATCATTTCGATTTCATCTTGCTCTTGTTCGGACTCACTTAATTGGATAAAATAGTCAACATCGTTATTTTCATCAGATAAATGTATCATATCATCTTCTTTTTTAACAATGACACCATCTTCAGGTCCCATAGCCTTGAAAACTTTTAAAACGTCTTCTGAGGATGCTCCCGTTAGGTCAAGTGTGTCATCATCTTCGTCTTCGTCGTCGAAGTCAGCATCAATAGATAGCCCATCTTCGTCTCCGTCGTCGAAATTATCAACATCATCATCAGATACGTCAGTATCGTCAAACTCAGCATCTACATCAATCTCCTCGTCGTCGTCTTGCTCGTTAAGGGACTCTTTTACTAATGATCTGATTTCTTCCTTCATTGTAGAAGCAAGTATTCCTTTTGCGTTTTCGTTAATAACTTCTTCCAAATTTCTCATTTGTAAGAAAGTATCTTCAACCAATGATTTTTCTTTGCTCATTATAGTTTTGTTGTTTTTACAATATAAATAGTATGTTAATTGAAAAAATTCACATTTTTATAACAATGAGGCAAAAAAAAATGGAGATATTAAAAAATACCCCCATTTTAATAAAATGTAATTAAATTAAAAATTAGTCGATAACCTCATCAATTTTACTTTCTGTAATTGAAGTAATTCTCCAATCCATTGTGTAATGTTCATATACTTTGGTTACTTTAGCCTCAACATCAGTAGGGGTATAACCCATAACTAACTTCTCTTCTCTAACTTTTCTAACCTTTCCTGATTCGCTGTCTAACAAATCTGATGTGATTTTAGCCACAAAATACTTTTCTCCTTGTTCCATAATTTTTTAATTTTATTAAATCATAGAACTTATTTTTTTATTTGTCAAGAAATGAACTTAATTTATCCATTAAACTTTTTGTTTTCTCAATAGATGAGGATTCCATTCCAGTTGCTCTTTCTAAATTCATTTTTTTATCCTCATCTAAATTCTCCTCATATTTTAATCGGTCATTTTTATCTAAGAATAAATAAGCCCCCGGTGTAGACGGAGAAGATACAAGGTCAAAACAAATTAATTCAAAGTCATCTTGTACTTCATTTTGGTCCCCCACTTTTTTAAGTGATCCTACCCCACGAGAAGAAATACCTAAAGTAACTCCTTGTCGTAAATAGTTTGCTGCTAAATCCCCCTTTGTGGAAACAATACCACTTTCATGAAAACCAGGACTTGTAAGTAATTTTATTTTACCTAACAATACATTACCATCCCACCATACTTCTGTGATAATGTGAGAAACACGATCCAAATCAATCAATGATGATTCAGGGTGATTTAATTCAGAGAGAGCGGTTCCCTTTTCAATCATCTTTTTGTAGTTTTCCGACTCTCTCTTTAATATTTTCTCAGGATAAACTCTACCATTTCTATTAGGGGTATTGTACTTCTGTAATACCGCATAAAATTCAAATGGTTTAGAGTGGTCAAGCATATTTCTTGACTCTTTTAATATATCTAAATTACGACCCTCATTAGGATTAATATATCCCGCATCATATTCAATAAGAATACCTTTACCCGAATCTTGGGGTCCTAAAATTTTATAACCGCTCATAGTATTTTTTTATTATAAATACTAAACTTTTTCGGTTTTTACTTTAATTGGTTTAACATTCCCATTTTTTGTTAGGTAAAATTTGAAATTATCATTCTTATGTAATACGTCATTATATAATCCCTTAACAATTTCCTTTAATTTACGTTTGAGTTTTAAATCTTTGAAATCCACCTCATCAATAAGATAGAGATTAATTTCTAAATTCATAAATGATTTCTTTTTTAGTGATAATCCACTTGTTCTTAGATCCATATCCACAATAAACTTATCGTCAAACATTTGTTTATCTATGTGGTTGAATACTGAGTGTTTAATTGATCGGTTCATATTTAATACGAGCCTTGTCCAGTTCTCTACTTCTATTTTTGGTTCCGCCCATGTTTGGAGGTTCAAATACAATGACTTGAAATTTTTTGAATCTACTGTTCCGTAGGTAATTTTTGAGTTTCTAAATCCACTCAGTTTTGAGGTTTTCCCTTTTTTCATTTGATATTTCCATAATACAATGTTTATTTTATGAAAAAATAGTTAATTTTGTGATATATATCAAATATAAAATAAAATCTTAAAATATATTATGTTAATAGTACACGTAACCAAAAATGGGGGGATTGAAAGAGCCCTTAAAGAGCTGAAAAGTAAGGTGATTAAAACAAGACAAAACTCTCACCTAAATGATAGGAAAGAGTTTACTAAAAGGTCTGTTAAAAATAGAGAAATCCTTAATAAGGCTATTTATCGTCAAAAAATTAAAAGTAACGATTAAAGATTATTATTTAATTCTTGTAGTTTTAAATAAGTCAACTTATCAAATGATTCAGAACTAACTTTTTCAATTGTTTCATTGATTGCATTTCCTACTTCTTTATCTTGCTCACTCTCTTGGATTTTCTCTAACTTGGAGATTACACTCTCTTTTAAAGAGTTATATTTTTCTTTTAATTCATCTTCATTAGAAGACAAAATAGTTTTTAATTTTTTCTGATCAGATTCACTTAGATTACTTACGTAATTACTAATAGTTTTGTTTGCTATTCCCACCATAGTTTTTAAAGGTACATTAATAACTTCTTTATTCTCTTTCGGGGATTTTGTAATTGTTTCCAAAATTGTTTTTTTACTTGTAATTTTTTCTTCTAACTTTGTAATACCCGTTGAGAATAAATTATCAACGACATCATATTCATTACCATATTCTGATCCCTCAACCCAATCATTTAAAGGTTTTAAATCTTTTGGTGAAATTTTGTTTATTGAATTTTCATAAGCGGTAATACTTTGATTAATATATTCGTTTGCAATGGATTCATTTAGACCTTTATTCGTTGTTAATTCATCATATAGATAAAAAAGTTTAGAAACATTTTTATTCTTTAACACCAAAGAGTTAAATTTAGACATATCAGTTTTAATTGTATCATTTTTGTATGATTCAACTAATTTGTTTTCTATTTTTGATTTTAATTTACCGAATTTCATAATCTTTTTTATTATAAATATCAATCTCTTAATAATTTGCTCAGTTCATTTTCAATTGAACCTAAAGAATTTCTACCTTTAGATAAATCAATGTACTTATCACCATAAATATCATCACTTTCTAGTAAGATATTTAAGTTATCATTTTTCTTTCCTTCAGGTAAAGTTTCTTCTTCAGGTGGAGCCCCTGGTGCCGCTGGAGCTTCAGGTGCCCCACCAACTTCTTCACCCCCTAATGGTGGTAATGGAGGTTCAGGTGAAGTTTCTCCCCCACCTCCGAAGTCAGGTAATGATCCTCCACCTCCGAATGATCCTCCACCACCACCTGATGGAGGTGCTCCTCCTGCTGGTGGATTTTCTGTCGAACCTGATTTAGATTTATATAATCTATCCACAACATCAAACATACCTGTATGTGTAATAACAGTTGCGGTATTTGCTAATTCAGCGGCAACCGCTCTTTCTAATCTTTGTTGTTGTGTGTCTAATTTAATATCCTCATCTGAGAAACCAAAAATATGTTTCTTAGCCCAAGTTGCCGAAGTTGGGGCCAAACTATTAGGTATTTCTGACACTAAATCTTTATATAATAATACTTTTTCTTTCCAAACATCAATCATTAATAAATCAGCTTGTTTCGAAGGATTGGTTAACCCTAATGTAAAGTTTTGTAGATCATCCTCAAAACCTAAAATAAATAAGTGAATGATTGCAATTTTATTCATTTCTGCAATCATTGCTTTTTGTATTTTATTAATAGTTCTTGCAAAACGAATATCTTGTAATGATAAGTTCTTACCATCACCAACCACTTCCTCAAACCCTAAGTATGCTTTTGGTACACGTAATGCGGTCACTAATTTCTTTTGGATGTATTCAATATCCGCTATTTCAGATAAGTTCTGAGCTCCTGGTAATGTCTCAATCGGCATTGTTTGTGTAACATCACGTACAGGAACAAAATAATCCTGATCCACAGCCATTTGGTTAAATCTCATATCCACGTTTCCTGTTTTATTATCAACGATTTGATCACGCTTAAATTTGTTTGCAACACGTTGTACGTAAGGTTCAACATCTTTATCATCCATATTACCAACAAACACTTTAAACACTCTTCTTTCAGGTGCTCTTGATGTCCTATAGATTAACATCGCATCTTCCGATAATAATAATTGTTTCCAAATTCTTCTTGCTTTCTCCAACATGGAAGTTCCGTAAGGTAGTTTTCTATCATCACCAAGTAATCTAAAGTGAGCAACCTCCCAACTATTAAATTCCATGTCTTTTACTTTCCATTTGAATCTTAACCCTTTTTCTTTTGGGTCAACTTCGGCATTTACTGATTTTGCTGCCATTCCTCTTTCTAATCGTTCAATCTCAATGTTTGGTAATTGCATACAACCAACAATACCCTTTTCGGGGTCTAATTTTAGATACACAAAATTGTCACCATATTTACAGGTATTTCTTGTCCACATCTGTAAATTGGTATTAACATCCAATACATTATTAAATAAATCAGTTAAAATACCTTTTACCCTTTTTGATTCGGAATATATTTGTAAAATAAAACCATCTTGATTTGGAGTTGTTGATTCTTCAGCATATATATCTAATGCGGTTGATATCTCAGGTGTAAATTCCATTGATTCATAATCATAAAATGCCGCCAATCGTGTTGGTTCATAGTAAATTGCTTGAGTATAAAGATTGTTTTCAATTTTTGCCCATTGACCCGATAAATACATGGATTGTTGAGCCTGTAATTTTTCCTTTTCATACTCTTGTTTATTTGTAGTTTTAAGTAACTCTTTTTTATCTAATGAGTATGTGGGTAAATCTTGACCCAATAAGGAGTTCGGTCCAAATGTTTTGGATAACCTTTGCCAAATTGTTAGATTTTGATTATTATTTTCCATATTACAATTTTAAGTATAACAATAAATATCTAAATAGTTCTATTTAGTATTCGTAGGGGTTACAGTTGGAGTAGGAGTTATTGTTGTTGTGTTAGTATTCGTTGGAGTATTTGTTGGTGTTTCAGTGTTAGTTGGTGTTGGGGTTGGAGTTATATTAGAAATCTCACAATCATTACATCCACCATATCCAAATGATGCGGTAAACGCATCGTCTATC